CTGCTGGAACGGATGCGCTTTTAGTAAGAAATCTAGACGTAACACCAATAGAAGCGGAGACAGTAAGTAGAGATCTAATTAGGTCTTACATGGGAAATAGTGATCAACTATTAAGTAACGTCAGAGTGGCGTTAAATTTTGAAGTTGAGGTTGCGGGTTCTGGGGCTAGTGCGACGCCTTCTAGAATGGATAGTTTGCTAAGAGCTTGCGGTATGTCCTCGACTACTACAGGTTCAGCAGTAACAGGATCATCTCAGGCAGGAAGTGCAGGTTCTATAACTTTGGCATCAGGTGCTAGCGCGACTGATGATTATTACGTTGGTATGACAATTACAATTACTAGCGGAACAGGTAACGGGCATAAAGGATTAATTGTTGATTATGTTGGAAGTTCAAAAGTAGCAACTGTTAAACCCGGCGGAACAACAACATTTGTACCGGGTACAGGTTCAGGCTATTCAATCAGCGCAAACGTTAAATATTTACCAATATCAACAGGGTTTGAATCAACCACTATTTATTTCAATAACTCAGGCGTTTTACATAAGGCGGTCGGCTGTCGAGGTTCTTATAATATGTCCCTTGGCTTGTCGGAAATTCCTACATTTTCATTTTCTATGGTTGGACAGTATGTAGCTCCAACAGATACGGCTTTACCTTCTACTACTTATTCAAACCAGACAACACCCGTACTCTTTAAAGCAGGTAATACGGTTGCTGTTTCTGTGATGGATTACGACACTGCGAAGAT